ATAACTATTTAGGGGAGCAGGGAAACTTGCTCCTCTATACATTTAGGAATTACAAATGGCAGAAAGTTACTTAACATTAACAAATAAAGTATTAGCACGATTAAATGAAGTACAATTAACTTCAAGTAACTTTTCAAATGCTAGAGGTATACAGGTTCAAGCACAGAATGCAGTCAATGAATCTGTTAGATACATTAATCAAAAAGAATTTCAATACCCTTTTAATCATTCTACTAAAACAGAAACTTTAGTTGCAGGAACTGTAAGATACACAATACCAACAACTGCAAAGACAGTTGACTACAATACTTTTAGATTAGTTAAAGATTCAGATTTAGGTGCGAGTGGTGGTAGACTATTTGTTATTAACTATAATGACTACGTTAATAGTTACATAACACAAGAAGATGAAATTACAACTACTAATTTAGATGGTGCTTTAACCGATTCTGCAACAACAGTTACAGTTAATAGCACTACAGGATTTGATTCTACAGGTACTATATTTATAGGCAATGAGCAGATAACATATACAGGCACATCCTCTACTACTTTTACAGGTTGTACTAGAGGTGCTAACGATACAACTGCTGCTGCCCATAGTGACGATACACAAGTGGCACAGTTTGAATCAGGTGGTGTACCACAATATGTAGCAAGAACACCCGACAATAATTTTTTATTGTATCCTTTTCCAACAAAAGGTTTTAGTTTAAAATATGATTTCTTTTCTTTTCCAACAGACATGTCTGCTCATAGTGATACAACAACAATACCTGATAGATTTGCAGCAGTTATAGTAGATGGTGCTACTGCTTTTGTTTATCAATACAGAGGTGAAACAAATCAATATCAATTAAACTTTGCAAGATTTGAACAAGGTATTAAAAATATGCAAACTTTATTAATTAATAGATTTGAATATATAAGGTCTACATTTATTCCAAAAACAGGATATACAAGCACTGCAGATTTAAGTATAAGGGTAAATTAAAATGCCTGATAGTTCTCAAGTATCGCCAGTGGCATTTAACTGCGAAGGTGGTTTAGTTCTTAATCGTTCTACATTTCTTATGAAACCGGGAGAAGCATTAGAGCTAGAAAACTTTGAGCCTGATATAGAGGGTGGTTACAGAAGAATAAATGGATTTAGTAAATATGTAACTGCAGTTGTTCCTCAAACTTCTTCTTCTGCAGAAAAAGTATTAATGGTGGCTACCTTTGCAGATAAAGTAGTCGCAGCAAGAGGAACAAATATATTTCAAGCTACTCCGGGTGGTTCTTCTTGGACTACAATAGATAGTGGAAGAACGAGTGCAGGTAAATATACATTTGAAAGATTTAACTTTGATGGTAATGATAAGTTACTTGTAACAGATGGTGCAAATGCACCCACAGTTTTTAATAGTTCGTTTACTGCAACAGATGTTTCATCAGGTGGTGGTGGAGAAGTAAGCACTGCAGTAACAGGTGCAAAATTTGTTGTTGCATTTAAAGAGCATATGTTTTATGCAGGTATGTCTGCTGCTAAACAAGAATTAGTTTTTAGTGTTCCATTTGATGAAGATAATTTTGCTACAGGCAGTGGTGCAGGTAGCATTAAAGTTGATGACACTATAACAGGATTAAAAGTATTCCGTGAAAATTTATTTATATTTTGTGAAAATAGAATATTTAAATTAGCAGGAACATCAAGTAGTAATTTTGCCATAACTGCAGTAACAAGAGATATAGGATGTATAAATGGTGATACTATTCAAGAGTTTGCAGGTGACCTTATTTTTCTTGGTCCTGACGGGTTGCGTACAGTGGCGGGAACTGCCCGTATCGGTGACGTGGAATTGGGCACTATAAGTTCTAATGTACAAAGTTTATTTGATGCTAATTTATCTAGTGCATCTGAATTTGATTCAATAGTTATACCTGATAAAACACAATATAGAATATTCTTTACAAAAGATGGTCAGGGAGAGAATGCTACTAATGGTGTGATATGTGTTATGAAAGGTCAAACATTTGAATTTGCTAAATTAAGAGGAATTAAACCTGCCTCTACAGATACTTTCGTATCATCAGGAGATGTTATAGTATTACATGGTGCATTTAGTGGTGGGTATGTATACAGACAAGAATCAGGAAATGATTTTGACGGAACTGCTATATTAGGTAAATATAGAGGTCCTGATATGACTTTTGGTGATGCAGGTATACGTAAACATATGCAACGTGTTATTGTAAACTTTAAACCTGAGTCAACAATAGATGCAGATTTATTTTTAAGATATGATTATGAAGCTAAAGATTCTGCAAGACCTGCAGCTTATGAGTTAGACTCTAGTGATATAGCTGCTATCTATGGTTCTGCCACTTATGGTGCAGGTTCTACTTCTTTTGGAACTTATGGTGGTGCTTCACAACCATTAGTTAGACAATCTGTTGAAGGTTCAGGATTTGCAGTTGCATTAAGAGTAAATGATGGTGGTTCTACTGCACCATATTCTTTAAAAGGATTTCAGTTAGAATATCAAACAGGAGCAAGGAGATAAATGGGAGCTACGTATACAAGACAGTCCTCGTATAGTGATGGCGATACAATAACTGCTGCTCATACCAATGATGAGTTTAATCAGTTATTAGCTGCCTTTGCTTCAAGCACAGGACACACACACGATGGAACATCTGCAGAAGGTGGTCCTATAACCAAATTATTAGGTAATACTCTTACCTTTGGTGCAGGAACTGCAGGTACAGATATTACTATTACATTTGATGGTGAAACATCTGATGGCGAATTAAAATGGATGGAAGATGAAGATTACTTTGAGTTTAGTGATGATATACTTATTGCTTCTACAGAAAAGTTACAATTTAGAGACACAGCAATATACATCAATTCATCTACCGATGGACAATTAGATTTAGTAGCAGATGGTGCAGTTCTTGTTGACACTGCAGGTGACATAACTTTAGATGCAGATGGTGGAGACATTGTACTTAAAGATGGTGGAACACAGTTTGCTTCTCTCACCAATACTTCAGGAAACTTAATAATAAAATCAGGCAGTACCACTGCAGTAACATTTAGTGGTGCTAATACAACTTTTGCAGGAACTGTTACAATAGGTTCTGCAGTCATATCAGAAGCAGAATTAGAAGTATTAGATGGTGCTACTTTAACAACTGCAGAATTAAATATACTAGACGGAGATACATCTGCCACATCTACAACTGTAGCAGATGCAGATAGAGTTGTATTTAATGATGCAGGAACTATGAAGCAAGTTGCAGTTACAGATTTAGCTGCTTACTTTGATGATGAAATAACTGCAATGCCTAATCTTACTTCTGTAGGAACACTCACTACTCTTACAGTTGATAATATTATAATTAATGGCACAACAATAGGACATACTTCTGATACTGATGCCATAACTATAGCTTCTGGTGGTGATGTAACATTATCTCAAAATTTAACAGTAACAGGTGACTTGACAGTTTCAGGTGATGACATCACTATGGGAACTAATACTGCAGGTAACTTACTTGTAGCAGACGGAACAAATTTTAATTCTATCGCAGTAGGTGACTTATCTGAAATATCTACAGTTGCAAGTGATGATGTATTGTTAGCAGTAGACACATCAGGTGGTGGTCTTAAAAAAATTACAAGAGCTACATTAACAGCAGGAATTGTATCAGGTTCTGAAATATCTAATGTTGTAGAAGATACCACCCCACAATTAGGTGGTAATCTTGATATGAATGGTCAAGATATAGTAACAACATCTAATGCTGATATTGACCTTGCACCAAATGGTACAGGTAAAGTTGTAGTTAAGGGTAATACTAATCCGGGAACAGTCGTATTTAATTGTGAGTCTAACTCACATGGTCAAACAGTTAAATCACAACCACACTCTGCTAGTGTAACAAACGTACTTACATTACCTCCGGGTGGAGACCAAGAGATTGTAGGTACAACTGCGACACAAACATTAACAAACAAAACACTAACAAGTCCTGTAATTGCTACAGTAACAGGTTCTACTATTACATTAGATTCTGCAGGAGATGTTACTCTTGATGCAGGTGGTGCAGATGTTGTTTTAAAAGATGACGGAACTACCTACGGAAGTTTAACAAATTCTAGTGGTGAACTTGTAATTAAATCAGGTTCAACACCAACTGCTGCTATGACATTTAGTGGAGCTAATGTAACATTAGAAGGTAACTTAACTGTATCAGGAACAACAACCACAGTAAACTCTGCTACAGTTAATTTAAATGACCACAATATTGTATTAGATAGTGGTAATAGCACAAGTGCAGTTGTAAATGGTGCAGGTATAACTATTGAGGGTGGTAGTGGAGATGATGCTACGTTTAGTTATAGTACAACAGGTCCTAAGTTTGAGTTAAAGTTAGGTTCTAGTCATGAAGATTTACAAGTAGACCAATTAATTGCAGCATCTTTAGACATATCAGGTAACGTAGATGTGGATGGTACTTTAGAAACAGATGCATTATCCATAGACGGAACATCAATTACATCTACTGCAGCAGAGTTAAATATTCTTGACGGAGTAACTTCTACTGCTACAGAACTTAATTTAGTAGATGGTTCTAGTGCAGGAACTATTGTAAACAGTAAGGG